AAAATGTACTGGTAAGAGGTATCGCTATGCTCAGAAAAGTTAAATTATACGGAGAACTAGCTGACTTTGTAGGCTATAAAGAATTAGATGCTGTAATAAATTCTACTGCTGATGCAATTAGATTTTTAATAAGTAATTTTGAAGGACTAGAGGCACACATGAGTCAAAGATATTACAAGGTATTAGTAGATGATTATGAAATAGGAGAAGAGGATATAGAAAATCCAATAGGTAAATCAGATTTAAGTATTGTTCCTGTTATCACTGGTGCTGGTGGTGGATTAGGAAAAATATTAGGAGGTGCTGCATTAATAGGAGGAGCTTTTTTATTTACACCGTTAAGTATGGGGTCGTTTTTTAGTCCTATTGTTGCACCAGGATCTTTTGCAGCAGCTACGGGAATAACAAAAGCTGTTGTTGGAATTGGTGGTGCGTTAGTGCTAAGTGGTGTATCTGATATGTTATTTCCTTTACCTAAATTACCAGACTTTTCAAACGAAGAAGATCCACGCATATCATTTAGTTTTTCTGGGGTGCAGAATACATCACGAGCAGGTACTAGCCACCCAATAGTTTACGGAGAGATTGTAACTGGCTCAGTGGTAATCTCTGCTGGAATTGACACAAATCAGGTATCAGCATGACAGATAAAATTATTAGAGGTTCTGGTGGACCACCA